TAACCATCCTTGTAAAATTACTAGCAGTTGCACCGAAAGCGATTGGCAATAAAGAAGATTCCTCTTCAGATACACTTCCAAATATTGATGTTGGTTTTTTCTCTTTAGGAGTTGGAACTAAAGGTTTGGTTTTTAAAACTTCTTCTTCATCTTCATACCAATCAGGATTAACATAAGAGAATTGGTGTCTGCAATTATAACCACCTCTATTAATCATTGGAGTTCCTGATTTCTTACCACTCCATGAATTGCTATTCCATATTCTAGTTATATCATCAATAGTATAAATACCTTTTCCACTTCTATCATAAACTCCATTAATCATATTTCTACATAATGATCTGGTTGTGGGTATTATATCTCCATAGTATTTGACATAAGTAAGTCCAGCATCTTTAGCTTTGTTAAAATTCAATGTGGCATCAAAATCCCTTAATGAGTCGTTTAATAACTGACCGGCATATCGTTTCATATTATTCCCAGCCCTGTCAGCACCCAATTTTGTTTGTAATGTCTTAACTGCTTTATCTACTAATGTTGCTTTGCTTGAATCGTGCTTATTTCTTTTAATGTAATCAACTAACCTATTCATTCGAGGATCGTTGGAACTAGAGTAGATTCCATTGATGGATTGTCTTAACTCTTTTTCTAAAACAGTAAATTCAGAACCTAATAAAGTATTTTGATAAACCTTTTCTGATAAGGTTCTAGTAAAGGTGTTTGATATGTCTTTGAATTGGGTAAAGTATTGCTGTTTTAAATTCTTAACTAAAGCCAGATCGCCTTTTGTAAGTTCCTGAAATTCAGGTGGAATAAGACCTATGGTCTTAAAAGCTTTTTCAACTCTTAAAGCTTGTTTGCTAAATCCTTGTCTAACCACCCTGTCTGCAAAAGGTAAATAATGCTTTTCTAATATAGCTTTAATATGAGGCCTGATTGCTATGGCTGATTGTAGGTTGGTAAGTTTCCCTATGTCATCAAGAGGCAAACCTTTATGAATAAGGGAAGCAATGTCATCTTCGATCTTATCTAAAACTTTTGTAAGTTGTTGGTAATATTCGGCTTCGGCAATCTCAATTCCTTTGATTCGATATTTGGTTACTTGTTCAATAATATTGGCCATAAACAACTCTTTATCATAAAAAAAATAAAAATTCAAAAAATCCCCACAATAGTTAAAAAAAATAAATATCACCTACTGCCATGCGACTTATTTTTTGCCACAATTCACTTTGCTAGATTCTAGAGCATTTTGAAAAAGTGGGCATGATAGAATCTATATATAAAAATAATTATGGAGGAAAAATGAAAAAATTATTTTATATCAAATGTAGATGTTCAGGTGATGTTTGGATTTGTGATGTTGTTGATACTTTTTTAGAAGCTAATATTCTTTTAAAAGAATATCAGTTGGATGATCCACAATCTAAATTCAAAATTATTTATTCGTTGGGAGATAACGAGATAAGCACAACTCCTTTCAATAAAGAAAGAATAGAAAAACATTTAGGAAAGGAGGTATAAATGGAAAAATTTGAAAAAGGATTTCATCCCACTGTTCAATCTCTTGGAATAGAAGTTTGGGTAAATGATATTTATGAAGTTTGGGTTTATCGTAGAAAACTTTGCGATCACTTGGTTCATAACGAATTATATAAAGGGAAATGCACCTATATTACAATTAAAAGAAAAGACAAAAAAGCAATCCATGACTGGCGGCATTTTCAAACTATTAAAAACGAACTAGCTGGGAAAGATGTTGAAGCTATGGAGATTTTCCCAAATGAATTAAGACTACATGATACGGTAAATCAATATCATCTTTTCTGCCTACCTAAAGGAACAAGTATTAGATTTGGTTGGAAAGATAGGTCGGTTGATTATACTCCCAAGAAAGGTGGCCATAATAAAGCCGGACAAAGAGGTTTAAACGAACAAGCTATCTAATTATACCACTTCTTCTTCAACTGTTTCTTTCTCTACTTCGTCTTGGGTAAATTCGCCCACTTCTGGTTTGGTGTCTATCTCGTCAAAGATAATATCTAATTTTTCGTTATCATCTACTACTGCTCTTGCAATTTCTTTATCTATTTCTTTAACTAGAGTAGGAGATTTAACATTGATGGCTTTGGCTTGTTGGTAGAACATAAGGTCGGTTGAGTAATCTCTTATGTTAAATGAATCGGGGTAGTTTATTTCTCCATCAAATTTTGTGTTTTGGAATAGGGCATAAATTCTAAATAATTGTTCCTCTGCTATTTCCAAGTTGTCGGCTTTTTCGGATAGTCTTGCATTTAATAATTCAAATTCTGTTTGTAGGGCAATGCCTGATGATACTTGTGTCTTGGTTGTTCTAACTGAACCAGTATGTGCTATTCTATTAATGGATTCTACTTTCTTGGCAATCGAGTCCATAATGGATTGTAGGTTTGAACCTGATGGCTGTAATAGATAAGGTTTAAGATTAGGTTCAATCTCTTCCGGCATTTCTATTATTGCACCAGCACCAGCACTAGCATTTACCGATGGAGTCTTAACTAACGATGGATGATTTGTTAATCTAATTAACTGTTCTATTTCGGAGAACTCGTTATAGATAGATTTTTGTAAATCAGCTATATCAGTTAAGTCAGACTGGCCAATCCCTCTCTTGTGCGATTTGGAATTGTATAAGACAACTGCTGGTATCTTGCCAATCTGATTATCGGCAGTATCTATCAGTTTCGGTTCTGTTCCTTGTGCAGAAACATAGATGGTATCTATCCTGTCAGGAAACCAAAGTCTTATGTAGCTTCCCCCATCTTTATCAACTTCTTCTCGCACTTTTAAATAATCCAATGAGTATTTTCCATTGACTTCTCTTTTGTAGTTCCAGTCTAAAACATTTTCAGGAGTTACAATAGAAAGGTAAGGTCTTATGTCTTGTGCTAACTCATCAGCTTTGGTGTTGGTTGTTACTTTGGGTTTATCTAAAACTAAAAAACATTGACCATAGATCGCTGAATAATTTTGTGCCTGTTTAATAACAGAGTTAAAATCATTCCCATCTAAATCAGCATCTTTTAAAAAATTTTCAAGACTTGCTTCGTCTTGCATATCTCCAAACTCTCTTGTCGGCTTTACTCTAAAAAGAAAAGATGAATAAATTTGAATAATGTTTTTACAGTGATTGTCGCAAGGAGTGTTTGCAAGTCTTTGATTAAACTCATTGTCTAATTCTAAATTGTACCGGTTAAGATATTGGCCTATCATATAATCGTAACCGCCATTATATGATCTAATATAATATTCCCAATTCGCTACTGCTTCTTTGTAATCCCTATGAGTATCGAGTGCCTGTTCTCTGGTGTATGCCATATCTTCTTTGTTTCTTAATGTTCCATCTTTGAGGAATACTGAAAGGTGCTTGTAATGTCAAAGGTTTGATGTAATCAATCAAATAACCTAAAGCATCATTCATGTGGTCGAAACCCTCTTCCTTGTCCGGAATATTTGTGTTCTCCTTGTATATTTGTCTTTGTAATCCTTTTATCAATGTTTTGCAAGATTGTGAAATAAAAATATGACGTTTGCCTAAAGAATCTTTGAGTCGAGAATTAACTGCATTGACTCGATCTCTTACTGCTGGATGTTTGTGTTTCACTTTAACTTTGAAACCAGCATTTTGTAAAATACTTAAATCCGTTCTTCCTCCAGCACTTGTTTTTCTTTGACGACAAGCTGGATCAGGATAAATGAATATTGGAATCTTTGTTCCAAACCTATCTCTTATCTCTTGGCACATTTCATCAGTATTACTTGAATAAATAACAATCTCGTCTAAAAAATAAACCTTATCATCTTCTATTTGTGATACCGCACAACTCATGGGATCGACATTAAAATCCATCCCAATATGCAAAGGTTTTTTCCAATTAATTTGTTTATCTATTAAGTTCTCCACAGGATGAAAGTTATAATAAACAGAACCGGCATAGTTCTCAAATGTTCCCTCAAACTCTTGCCTAAAAGTTCTTTCATCAAGATCGGTTTTGGCATGACCTATTTCTTCTTCAGTAACCATGCCTCCTTGCAAAGTCGTGAATTGAAAACTATCCCATTCCTCATCTTGCTTTCCTTTAAGATACATTTCATAAGACCAGTTTCCATACCCTCTTGGTGTTCCTGTAAACAAAACATCTCCTAAAGTATCAGAAATAGAAGCCCTCAATACTTCAAACCAAGTCCGTTTATCTATATCGGCAAACTCATCTAATATTAAAAAGTTAATTCCTGTACCTCTTAAAGCATCAGGTTGATCTGCTGATTTTAAACTTATAGTGCTATTGGATTTCTTGATTCGGACAGTTAGATTCGTTTCGTTTAAATCCTCTATCCAATTAAACTCATTAAGCAACACTTTTAAATTAGACCAGCATATCTCTTTGGCCATCTTATAGGTCGGTGCAACATACCAAATGTTCTGCAATGGCTTTGTTGCATATTTCATCATCTCGGTAATACACAAATAGGTTTTTCCAAATCGTCTTCCTGATACTAATACTCTAAACCTCTTTTTCGATTGGCTTACCTGATGTTGGCTTTTTGTTAGAATTATCTTCACTGCACCAATACTTAACGATAAATTTATATTTTTCAAATTCTAAAGGGCTTCGTTCAATAGCACTTTGTGTCTGTTTAATACCTTTTTCAACACAAGCTGTCCAAGAATCAATAGGTTGTCTATCAGAAAAGGGAGGATAGCAGTCTTGGTTTAAGAGGGAACATATCTGAATGATAAGAATATACTTCATTAATTACCTTGCAATATTGTGGTCAGCCAATAACAATAAACAAAGAATTAAGAAAAGTATTAAGTATCTAACCCATCTTTCCGATCTCTCTATTTTTAGTCTTGCTCTTTTTCTTCTTTTTAAAAACTTCAATGTCTTGAATTTCATTTCTCTGTACCATAAAACCTTTTATAATTGCTTATTGACAACCCTCACATTCGTTGGAATCATCAATAACAACACCATTATTCTCAAAACTTAAATCGTTTGCTTTATCTTTTGGGCTTTCATAGTGCCAGACATTAGCTTTTGGGCAATTACAACCAATACATTCACAATCCACAACTATTCTGTGTTCGTCATTTTTATTACAATGACACAAATGTCCGCATCTTTTACAATTATTCATATTAACCCTATACACTAAAATGAATAATAGTTTAATTTATTTTTTTATCTTAAAGAAATCTTCAAAGAAATCTTGCCAAAACTTCTGAACTTGTTCCTGATACTTCTTTGCTTTTTCAGGTTGTTCATTGGTAAATTTTTCCACATAGACTTTCCACTCTGCATAAGTTGGAATTTCTAAATCAAATTTAAACATATTTTCTTCTTTCTTTTTATTTTAATATCAGTTTCTTAATTGTCTTTGAACCATCAACATTAACTTCTATTTCCACTTCTGATTTAATACATTTATATTGAACAGCTTTACCTTTAGATGTTCGTTCAGCAACTCGTTTATGTGCAAGGCAATCGCTTAAGGAAGATTGAATCCTATGTTCCTTAATTTCATGGTCTATAATCATTAATAATGCAAACACTGTTTCTATCATTTTTTATATCCATATCCTACTTTTCTATTACACCACCTTTTGTTCCAAGACCAACAATGGATTTTAGAACTATATCTTTCTATAAGTCTTAAAATAAAATCTATCATTTGTAAGTCCCATTTGCTTTAATGCTTCGATGTTCTTCCTGAATCTTCTCAAGTTGTGTTTGCAGTTTTTCAACTTGTTTCTGTAAGAATTCTATATTAACTTTATTGTGCATACCAGCTTCTATTTGTTTCTGTATCTTTTCTATCTGTCCAGCCATGTGTTCTATTAACATGAACTGTTCACTATCGGCTGGTAAGCTTCCCAATTCTCCTCTTGGCCATTTAATAGAAAATTCAACAGCACTTTCCAAATCTTTTTCTATTAATGTTTGTGAAGTTTCAACATTGTTAAGTCTTTCGATGACACCGAAATAGGCCCACACTCCTATCGCTACTGCTACGATAATGGACAGCAGATTACGCATTGGCATTGAAACCGCTGTATTTTCAGATATTTTCATTAATTGCCTAGAGGTGCGTAAGGATATGAACAGCTTAATAAGCTAATAAAAATCAATACAATAGCTAAAGTCCATAAATGTTTTGAGTTCATAAATTATCCTATATCACAATAAAATCCATATACCAATTCTCCTTTCGGAGTGTACCACCCTTGTAGTTTTGCTTTACCATCAACCTCCCAATGATAAATAGAAATCTTTTTCATAATTTCCTCTCCAGTCTCGAAACAGGACTTGTTGGTATATAAGCTATAATCCTGAACACCTGAAGATAAGATAAAAAATATTATCAAATGCTTCATCGTTTAAAGAATCGTTTTCGCCATTCATGGCAAGTATAAATATCTCTAACATGATCCGTTCTCCATTTGCCACAAAACTCTCGTCTATTGGAAAATAAACCACAATTCCCACAAGCCTGTTTTGTTTTAGATCGCTCATAGCTTTGTGGTAGCTGGTATGGAATGAAATGTCCGTTGGGATAGAAGTTTGATCTAGCCACGACCTTGACCTTTGTATTTCTTGAATGATCTTTTTTCTGCTTTGTTCATTCTTTTCTTGTGCCTACCACAACTTGCTTTGGTAAATTTAACTTTGTGAACATAAATATATGATCTAGGTTTGTTCCTCGACATCTTCAGCCTTGCCATCAATAATTAAAGGTAAGGGTTCTGTTATGTTTTCTGTAACAGTCCGGTCTTTCATACCAAGATAGTTTTTACTTAACCATGTTTGCATAACTGTACTATCTTTCTTAATAGCTTTATCCCACATCTTTTTACGTAAGGATGCCTTACCTTTTTCTCTATTAGCCCATATAATATCGGCATAATTTCTTTGCAAAGTTCTAGCAGATATTCCTACAACACTTCCTATTTCTTCTTGGGTGCATCCCATTTGTGCGAGTCTAGCAATAGATTTAACGTCTATAAGTATTTTGGGCCTACCAGCACCATTAGTTTTATTCGCCACTATTGCCTTATTTGATCTTATTTTTGTCATAATTCATTTCCCCAACTATCCCATCCTTTATACTTGTTTCTAGCAAACAATTCAATTCTTGGAATATCGCCTACAAGTTCTACAATCTTATCTCTTACACAGTCAGGCTTCTTACTATGTGCTTGTCTAGGACTGAAGATAAGCTGTTTTACTTTTTTTGAAACTCTTTTAGGATGGCCTTTCGTGGCTAATAAACATATTTCAGGATTTGCCCTTGTCCAATAACCCATGCCTGTAAAATAACTTCCTGTTTCCCAAATATTAGTTTTAACCCAAGTAAAACCAACTGTCTTATATTTGAATCCCCATTTTTTTATTACCTCGAATCCTTGTTCAAGAAGCGGTGAAATAACCCATAAAAATAAGCAACAATTATCATCGCTAATAGAACTGACAGGCAAATTATATATATCATCAATTTGCATACAATCATAATGGTTGACTGCACCCCTATCTTCACCTTTTTTAGAATAGGTTTTAAAATAATAGGGAGGATCGGCATAAATTATTTTATATTTCTTTTTAGGAAAGAGTATCATATTTCAATTTTTTCTATACTTAAAACACATCCCATAGGAAAGACATTGCGATCTGTGAACTCGTCATCCTTTTCATCATAGGTATTAAATGTCCATAAATACTTTCTATCTTTTTTATAAATAAAACCATAAGTGATTTTGATAGCTGGTC